TCACCAGACACCCTATCAATTGCAACATAACCCTCTGGGTTAACCACTTTAAATCCATTACTAGTCTTGATAAAGGTATCGGTTAAACCTTTAACACTATTTAGTTTTTTAACAATCCCCATCTTTGCATTTACAAGGTGCATCTGAAATGCAGTCACTTGTTGCAGATTGGGTAACATCTTTTTAAATTCTCTAACGTATTCTATCTTCTTTGTTTCCAGAACATCTTTGGATTTCTGGGTTTTAAGTTTTTCTATCTCTTTTTGAAAATGATTTTCAACATGAGTAATGTAACCATTTGCGTGTCCTTTTGGGTCTGTAACAGCTTGACCAGCACGAACCTTGGTATTGTTATACGTTTTATAACTTGCACCAACTAACTTACCAGTAAGTGAATCTTGTAACCTCAAAAACTTCTTGAGTAGAGGTGCGTTTATTCTTTGGAATGTTTTACCACAGTTTGATAAATGTGTAGTGACCTCAGCAGTTTCTTTTGCAGTCATAGTTGCACGACCAGATACATCTTTGTAAGTTGCATCATCCATCCACACTGAAGTTGGTTTACTTAGTCCTTTTATATCTGCACCAAATGATGCTTTCATGTCTTGTAATGTAGAACCTTTATATGTTGTATGCCACACAACACCAACCTTTGCACTACTGATACTTCTACCAATATCAGATGTGGGGTCAACTGCATATACAATTGTATTAGGTTGGAATGTGATAAATGATTTACCATCAATTTTTTCTTTACCTTTATCTTCAGAGGTAAACATCAAGTCACCTTGAAGAACACCTTTGATACCAAGTTTAGAAAACTCTGTAAATGATGTTGTAAACTTTGATTTTAAAGTACCACTTAGTTCAGTTGCATCTTGAATTTCTTTGACACTTTTATACAGTAATGGTTTTTCATTGAATACTGATTTCTTTGCAACAAAGAACTTACCATCACTTGGGTCTTCACCAGCAAAGATTGCAGGCGCACCATCCCACTTGACTGTCATATTAACTGAAGACCTTGCTTCTCCAGCAAGCATATCTCTTAGGGAACGAACAAAGTTGATTGCAGCTCTACCCCCAGGCACACCAAAGTTTAATATCTCATCTTCGATATGTTCTAAATGAAGGTTCTTACCTTCTTTTCCCTCTAGTAAGTTTATCATTTTACTTTAAACCCACTTGTTGTAATGTACAAACTTTTACCAGACCAACCACCAGCAGCTCTAGTTCTTAGAACAATTGGTGCAGATATAATTTTACCTAAAGGTCTATAACCAAATGCAAGATTAAAAGTTTGACCTTTCTTATCATAACTAGTTCTAATCTGTGTTAAGTCTGTAGATTTCTTTGTAAAAAATATTTGTCTTTGTTCTTCATCTGAAGAAACATCTTTAATTGTAGAACCCTTTTCACTACCAATTAAAAGTTTATATGGACAAGGTGTTGCGTCTGGGTCATCATATGTGTAATATCCAACTGTATTTAACAAATACACCATGTTTTTAGAATCTGATATGTAAGATGAAAATGCAGTTATTAAATTGTTTCTAAATTTATAGTAAAAGTCATCTGCATAAAACTTCAATTTATCTTTTTGAAATGCACGAGCAAGAGTTGCAAACGCTCTTTTTGAAGAACTTTCACTAAATCCCTCACCAGCAATACTAAATGCTTTTATTGCTTTGTGTGCAGTTGGAGTTTTGACATCAATTGTTGCAGCTGCATCATTCCATGCATCATCAATCATTTTTTGTATATTTGATAATTGTTTTCTATCTGTAAGTTTAGAATAGAACGCAGTCATGTTTGTATTTATTTTTGGTGTTGCATCTTTACCAGCTGCAATCTTATTAGAATATCCAACGTAATTACCATCAGATAATTTAATGATAACATCAGATGGGTTCTTTCCACCAACTCCATCTGGTTTACCTCTAGGCACCCAGAAAACTTTATCAATAGTACTTGATAAATCTTTTTTAACTGCAAGTGAATTTTGATATCCGATTTCAATATCCCTATCAGCAGTTTCATCTCTATCTATTAATGCAATAAGGTCTTCGTATGTTACATCTTGACCTTCACCATTTAGAACACCAGTTTTGCCTGTCTTTCCACCAATGTCTGATTGAAAAGTTTTAGGGTCTGTATAATCTTTGTGAAGTAGAAAATAGACTGTTAAGAATTCATTTACGTTTGATGACGCAGTTGAGTCTTTTCTGGTCTTTTGACCAAAGTGAGCTTTTACTTTTGATTTTGTAGTAATAACATAGTAGTTGGTATCTTCGTCATTTACATTTACTTGGAAATGATATTTACCACCGTAGTTCTTAATTAATTCACCAGAACCAGAATCAACATTTTTATACTTTATTGTGCCATCACCTACAGACGGTCTGATATCATCTTCTGGTATATCAAGAACATAAAATGGATTGAATGTTCCTCTACTCTGATAATCTGGAGATACAGTTAATTCTCTCAGATATTTTTTAAAACCTTCCATTGTCCAAAAACCCCATCTATAATAATAGTATTATTTATGCGTTAGGAAACTTGGAAATCCGTGGTCACCAAATGGTTTGTGTTCTGTCATCCATTTTGCAGAATCTTTTGCATCATCTTCAAAATCATATTCTCTGATAATCTTTCTAGTAGGAAGTTCGATTACTTCCCACTTTTTAGATTCCACATTGATATCGTGGTAATACTTTACCTTAGACCTTGATGTCTGAAAATTTCTCATATTTGCTAGTCTTTCCAGCAAATGGAGTGTTGTCGAATACAGGCTCTTCATTGATTTGTCCACTATCTACCAAGTCCTTTTGTGCTTCTTGTTCAACATCATACAATCTCATTTTCGCTCTGTCAATACCTAATATAAATCTTTTATTCATAGTAGGGTCATTGTAACGATTCTTTAACTGTTTTACACAGATTTGATTGAGGTCTTCAAGTTCCTCTGTAGAAATGAGAGCGAACATAAGGTCAGCCGTAGCTGGTAAACCAAAACTTTCTGACGTATCTTCCAACCCAATGTCGCTTGAGACAAACCCCCCTCTAGTAGTTTGTGTCGCTGACATAATCGGAACATTAGTTTCAACGGCAAGTCCTCTAAGTTCTTCTGCAATCGCTTTGATATAAAAGTATGAACCAACATTTGCATTTCCCCTAAACCTTGAAGACGCACATATATTCAGATAGTCAATAAAAATAATGTCTGGTTTGAAACTACGTTTGAGTGCGAGTTCTTTAATCAGACTTCTAAAGTTTCCAACATGAGCCGATGCAGTTGGATATTCTTTGACAATCAACTTTCCATTTGTCTTTTTGTTTATCTTTGTAAGATAACTTTCAAACATCTTCTTTGGAAGAGAATGTAAGTCATCCATAGTTACATTCATTAAGTTTGCATCTATTCTTTCTGCGATACGTTCTTCTGCCATCTCTAGTGTGATGTACAAAACATTCTTACCTTGCATAAGTGTAGATGCAGCCATATGACACATGAACAACGACTTACCAACTCCAGTTCCAGCAAGTGCAATATTTAGTGTCTTTTGTGGTAAACCACCTTTCGTAATTTTGTTGAAGTAACTTAGGTCAAATGGTATCTTTTCTTCTTTCTTATGATAGAAATCGTATCTATCTAAACCATCTTCAACATAGTCATGTCCTACTGATAGGTCAAAAGAAACAGCAAGTGCTTCTGATAGAATAGAAGGAATTGCCTCTGGAGTTCTATTCTTGTCTTTCCCATCAATAATACTTATTCCATCAAGTACAGCGTTATATATCGCTTTGTCTTTACAGAACTTTTCGGTTTCGTCATGTAACCACTGTAAGTCCACTTCAGTCTTATCAAGTGAGCTAATGATTTCCACGACCTTTTTATAATCTTCATCATTAATATCTTTTCTATTATCCACTCCGATAGTAAGAGTTTCTTTTGTAGGAAGAGTATTGTATTTGTCTAAAAACTTTTCAATCTCTTCAAAAACTACTCTCTCTTGTCGGTCTGCATAATATATTGGTTTTATAAATGGGATTACTTTTCTACAGTAATCCTCATTATAAATTAAGTGTGTGAGAGTTGTTCTCTCAATCGTTTGCGTTGTTGACATATTGTAAGCTTCCATCATTCAATTGTTCATCCATAATATCATAAAGTATGTCTCCAATCAAGTTAAAAAAATCATCTTTAAAATAATCTTTTCCTAATCCATTAGAATCTAATATTTCCCAATCAAACTGCAATCGTAGTCGGTCTTTTTCTTCAACTGGTGTAACTTTTCCATATCTGTAAACTACACCTTGATAGAAACCAGCCTCTTTAGTTAGTCCTATCGCTTGCCACTTTGCGTTTTTATTCTGGACGTACTTGTATTTCTTCTTG